CCCATTTAAGACATCAAACGCGAGGTAATTATGTGGTACTCAGAAACATTTGGAACAATTAAAACGCCTCGCGCCTTAACGGTTGACGGCATCCAGCATCCATCTAACATCTTCAGGGCATGGACTAAGCCAGAACTGCTGGCTATAGGCATAGCACCTGCTCGTGTAGAGACTCCTGACAGCCGTTACTACAACACTGGTGCAGAGTCCTATACCTTCACTGATGGCGAGTGGGTGATCTCCTACGCGACCACAGAGAAGGACGTAGAGCAACTGAAAGAGCAGTTGATTTCTAAGATCAATGCTCATGTCGGCTCACTCCTATCCTCGTCAGATTTTCGTGTGCTACGGGAGGCAGACGGCGGATCGGCCATGTCGGATGAGTGGACAACGTACCGCAATGAGGTACGCGCTCACGGCAACAGTCTTGAAAATGGTGTTGAAGCCTTCGCGTCTGTACAGGCAGTAAAGAACTTTCAGAATCATGAGGTACAGGAAGAGCGAAAGGTGTCTACCTACGATGACGCGGGTGTTGAGACTATCGGCCCTGAGACTGAAACAGTTAATCGTACCGTAGATAAAACCTATTGGGGTTGGCCTACGGCTCCCGATGCAGAGGCTGATCCGTATCACGTTAGGTATATTTAATGGCGTTAATAAATATAGATAATGTCGGGCAAGTTGGTATAGTAAAGGAGACAAGTTCTTGGAACCTGCCGCCTAATGTCTGGTCGGATGGTAACAATGTAACGACAGAAGAAAACTCTATCAAGAAGTGTCCGGGTTATTCGGAGGTTATGGCTACTTGCCCTATCGCTCCTTACTATATTACTCAAATAACTCTTGGTGATCCTGAGTTTTGGGTTGTTGGTGGACTTGCGGCTATATACGCTTACGATAATACAGGATCATCTACTGCTTTAAACGGCTCTATTAACTCAAGTGTAACTACAATTACCGTAGACAGCACTTCAGGATTTGAAGATGCTGGCACTATTACAATAGGAACTGAGAACATTACCTATACAGGTAAGTCAAGCACACAGTTCACAGGATGTACAAGAGGCGCAGATAGCACAACAGCGGCATCACATTCAGATGATGTTACTGTAACTAGGTCAACTAAATGGTATAATATTACTAGGACTAGCGGAGCGTATTCTGCCACAGCAGATGAAGGATGGACTTCTACTGTTATTGGCGGCGTTCTTGTTATGACCAATAACTTTGATAAGCCTCAACATTGGGCGCTTACAGATGGCAAGCCTTTGTCGAGCCAGAAGATGCAGGACTTGACTAACTGGCCCAGCCTCACACAGTTGAATGGCGCTATCAACGATGCTGTCACAACTATTACGGTTGATACTACTGAGGACTTTCCTAGCGCGGGAACTATTAATATAGGCTCTGAGAAGATTACATATACTGGCGTAACGTCCACAACTTTCACAGGATGTGCCAGAGGAGCCGCGGGAACTACTGCCGCATCACATTCAGATAACGATAATGTAACTATCTCTACCCTATGTAAGTCTATGAGAGCGTTTCGCTCTTTCTTGGTTGCCCTTAATATAACCAAGGATGGTGTAAACTTCCCTAGAGTAGTTAAGTGGAGTACAGAATCCGCGACTCAGACTCTTCCGACCTCATGGAATGAGACAACGAGTACGGTTGATGCGGGTGAATTTGAACTTGCAGACACCAAGGGAGATATCTTAGACGGTCTACAGTTAAGAGATTCCTTTATGATTTATAAGGAAGACGCTGTATACTCTATGACGTTTGTTGGTACTCCGTTTATATTCTCTTTCCGTCAGTTGTCTCCTACTATCGGTGCTATATCAAAGAACTGTGTTGCAGAGTTTGATGGCGGTCATGCTATCTTTGGTAAAGGCAACTTCTATATCAATGACGGGCAGAGGATTAAACCAATCCTCCCAATGAAATTAAAAGATTATGTCTTTCAGTCCATAGATGGAGCGCAAACAAATAAATGTTTTGTTGTTGCTGACTATGGAAGGACTGAAATACTATTCTGCTTTACCGCTGATGGAGCGGGAACCAATCATCCTAATAAAGCGGTGATATGGAACTACGTTACTAACACGTTCACTATACGAGATATACCTGACTGCGCCCATATGGGATATGGTAACGTAGCAAACCCAACTACATCTACAAGTTGGGCCGGTACTTCTGGAACATGGGAGACTGCCACAGGTCCGTGGACAATGAGTTACGACCTGCAAGATAAGGTTCTATTGTTTGCCGATCCCGGAAACACTAAACTCTACAGAGACAGGTCAGGCAATAAAAACTCTACAACAGATATGGTTTCCTACATAGAAAGAACTGGATTAAGTTTGGATGAGCGTGGAACTCCTGACCAATCTTCAGTAAAACGTATCAGTGCAATCTATCCCAAGATGTCTGTATCCAGTACGAATACTATAAACGTATATCTAGGAACATCTATGTCTACTGAGGGAGGTTTAACGTGGAACGCTCCTGTTACATTTAATCCTAACACGCAGTCTAAAGTATCTGTTAGAGGAACTGGAAAGTTATACGCTGTCAAGTTTGAATCTACCGGAGACTTGGAATGGGAGTTAGATGGCTACTCTGTAGATGTTAAGAATGTAGGCGCTAGAGGATCAAGGTCTTACTAATGGCTACTTATTCAGACAGAGTTCAGAAGAGTGTTACGCTATATGAACCGGGTCCAATACCTGAAGAGCAGGAAGATTTAGCAACTTATCTGGTTACTGAATTAAAAAGGCTTGGTAATATTATTTATAATCAGGCCGCTTTCAGGCTTGAGAGATTGCATGTAGAACCACAACGCCCTCGGGTTGGAGACATTAGATACGCTGATGGAACAGATTGGAATCCCGGTAGCGGTGAAGGCGTATACTTATTTGACGGAACATCATGGACGAAATTTTAATATCTGAGCCAGTGCCTATACCTAAAGATGTGCCGACACTTCTTATTGTCAGCCCTGAAGATGTAGAATATGTATGGGAAGAGGTTAAACCTTTAATAGATAAGGCTCTATCCTATGCTGAAGGAGAACTTCTCTCTGAAGATGTGTTAAATAAAATCTTTGAGAATAGACAAACTCTGTGGGTAGGAATGAAGGACGGAGAGATATTTTGCTCTGGTGTTACCGAAGTCATTACATACCCAAGAAAGAAAGTATTAAGAGTGATTACCTTTGCTACAAAAAGTGGTCACGACTATAAGCATTGGAAAGACTTTGAAGAAGTTATAGAAGGGTTTGCTGTAAGGCGAGGATGTTCCGCTTTGGAAGCATGGACACGCAAGGGTCTAGCAAAGAAACTAGATTGGGATAACGAATACTCAGTAATAACAAAGGATATAAAAAGCAAATGGCAGTAAGAACACCTATACCAATATCACAGCCTTTGGCTCCGGGTTTACTATCAGCAGATTATAGTCCGTGGAGTACCGAGGCTGGAGCAAGAACCGGAATGACACACCTTCCCGGATTCTTAAACTATACTGGATCAACAGGAATGGTTGGTTCCTCTCCAGACAGGTTACCTAACTGGTCTACTGATTTTGTATCTACAAAGTCTCCCGGTGGCCCGGAAACTATTGGATCAGGTTTACCAATGCCTGATGTAGAAGGATATAAATATGTGTATCCTAGATTTACCTATAACCCATATGATGGTAAATGGGATAGGTCAGGATACCGAGAAGATAGAGATGCTTATGATTATTATCCATATTTTCCCGAAGGGATTTCAAGCAGTAGCCCAATCCTTGTCGGCGTTGAGTTACTAAAGGAGTAATATATGTCAGGAGGAAGCCAATCACAAACTACACGGACAGAGCCGTGGGATGCTCAGAAAGACTATTTAAAAACAGGCTTTGCTAGAGCAGAGGATTTATACTCTACAGGAAAAATGACTCCGAGTTATTACTCGGGAAGTAGAATTGCTCCATTTGATCCCGCTACACTAGAGGCTCAGAGGTCAGCACTAACTTATGCTACAGGTCCACGACCTGCTAACCTACAGGCTGGCGCAGAGACTACTCAGTTAGGTGGCTTACAGTACGGTAGAGACTTAATGGACTACGGTACGGCTATGAGAAGCCCTATGAGTGGTGCTGACTATGCCGGCCTTACTCCGTTTACTGATGCTCAGTATTCAGGAATGTTAAGTGGTGAGGTAGATACGTCTGTGTTCAATCCTCTTGCTGACGCTTACAGAAACGAGGCTATGGGCCAGTTAACTGGAGAGATACTGCCAGGTATTAGATCACAGATTGTCCAGCATCAGCCCGGAGGTAGCACCAGAGGCGACATTATACAGGCTAACGCTGTAGCCGCCGCAAACCAGAGAGTTACAGATAATCTTGGCAAGGCTATGTTTGATGCCTATGGTCAGGCACAGAATAGAAAGTTAGGCGCGGCTCAGATGGGTCTTGGCGCACAGCAGTTTGGGATGGGGCAGGGAGCCACAGGTGCAGGTATTGGAACCGGATATCTCGGGCAGTATCCCACTATCATGTCTGCTCCGCTGTCTAACATTGCCGCAATGGATAAGGTTGGTCAACAGCGTCAGGCTATGGATCAGCAAGGGATTCAGAGCGCTATGGATAGGTACTCTTATGAGTCACAACTTCCGACTATCGGATTGCAGAACTACCTTGCCGCTATCTCTGGTGATTACGGTAGTAATGTTCAGGCTACTGGACCTGCCGGTCCTAATCCTCTTGTTACTGCTTTGGCAGGTGGAATAGGTATGGCCGCAGGTGGGCCAATGGGAGCGGCTATAGGTTCTGGTTTAGCAGGTTTGGTTGGAGGATAATATGACTGAAGAAGAGAAAAAAAGATTAGCCGCTCAAAGACGAGCAAGCATGATGTCTGGTATATTAGGTTTTGGAAGAGATGTATACCAAGGTAATCCATTGTTAAGGGCTATAGGCGATCCTATTAGAGATGTTTATAGGAACTATGATGTTGCATTGCAGGGTGGCGCACCTCAAATAGTTATGAGTGATGCACATCCTTCAAGACAAACTGTAGAAATTAATCGGCCTTTAGGATACACAGGTAAACAACCCGGTAAAGGCGGCGCTCCTACTGCTATGTATGGAGTCCCGCAAAGAGTAAGAGGATTGGGTACTGGTTCAGAGGCTTACAAACCAGCAGGTCCAAGAGGCGGTCAACTGACTGGACCTATGGCAGAGAATCCTTTAGTTCCTGCTCGACAAACTCCTATGAAAGAGGAA